CTTCCAAGAGTTGTCTTGCTCAATTCGTTTATGTTTTCTTCATAAACCTTTGAAACTTCCTTACCGTCTTTCATTGTGGCGGTGTAAACACCCTTGCTATCACGACCCCTGATGGTGCTTGTTCTAGATGTAACTGCCTTCTTTTCCTGATCTTCCATGCCCTTAGAAGGCTTTAGTTGACCAGAAGAATAAGGACCTTCTTCTAGTTCAACTTCTTCTGAGTATGAACGATTAGACTTAGGATCGTATCCACCCAATGGGCGAGAGTTGCCTGTAGGAGCAGCATGTGTTGGCTTCAGCCCAGCCCTCTTCTTTGCCAACTCTTCAGCTTCTTTTTTCTTCTGCTCAGGAGTAACTAGGCGAGCATTTGGATTCTTCTGTCTTGCCATGGCTAGGAAGTCTGCACCAAAATTTTCCGATACGCCAGTATAATGTTTCTTGGCTGCAACTGGGTCTTTCATCTTTGACGCCTCTAATGCTCTTCGTAGCATCTTCTGAGCGTACTCTTTATTGGCTGGTGTTGAATCTTTGCTATGAAGATCCTTCATATGCTTTGCAGCTTCTTTCTTGAAGTCAATTGATTCTTCTACTGATTCTGTTTCTTGTGGCATATTTTGGTTCGCTTTCAGAAATTGTAGTTCTGCATTGTGTGAATTCCAGTAATCGTAATGATGCTCGAATTCGCCTATCTTGGTTAGAGCTTGTTTTGCGGCTTCATGAGATTTTAGCCACTGTTGTAGTTCACTGTGATCCAGGTCCTTTTCTTGTTCCAGATGCATGTCATTCAACTTCATATATGTATCTGTGTTCTTCAGGGAATCAAGAACTTCTCCGTTGTCTTCAAGAGTACCTTTTTCTACTCTTGTTATGGTTGCCTGGAATGCCTTTGTTGCATCAGGAACATGATGAAGATTCTTTGTTGTATAGCCCTTGTACGAAATTTCCTTGGGGGCGTATCCTGTTTGGATATCTTCTAATAGTTGTTTTAGTGTTTTCATCTTGTTACCTCTTCCCAATCCATCGAACCAAATATCGTTTGATTTGCTGTTGCGGCAGCTACAGATAGAGACAAAGAAAGGGGAGTGTTTGTTAAACCGTTTCGTTCTAATTGGAATCTAAACAAGTTTTCTTTGTTTACCGTGACAGTCTGATGGCTTTGATTTGTAGAGCTAGTAAACCCTGATGCAACTACACGACCTCCTGATACACCAGTACCGGTGAGGTTATAGTTTACTGCTGAATTAGTTCCCGAATCAATCCAGCTTCCACCAGTAACTGTTGCGCTCTGAGTCAACTGCCAATGGTAAAAGATACCGTTTCCTTGACCCAGTAGAGATATGTTTGTTGGTATTACAATTGCATCCAACTTGCTGGATTTTAGCTCTAACGCAATTACTGGATAGTGTGTACCAGCAACAGCAAGAGTTCTTGGTGCCGTAATGGGAACGTTTACAGCTAGTTGAGAGCCTCTAAGCTCATAGCCACCCTCGGAGATGACAGTTGAGCAAATCTGTTTTAGTGTGCTAGGTCCAGAAGTAGTTCCAGTATTTCTAATCTCATACCTAACTGGTAAAGAAGCGGTTGTAATGTAAGTGGCAGTGATGAGGTTTGCATGGTGGAAGGAATGGCAATGGATAAACTGACTATTTATAACCACACCCATTCTTACTGTACCAACACCAAGCCATTCCAAGTCCATCCAAAAGATGTGTGACTTTGTTTTGTCAATTGTGTAACCAGAAGGACCAGTACCATCTAGTTTATCTAGGTTCCAACCGGTGTCTTCTGCTCCATATACGGAACCAAGTTGACTGATCTTTGTTTCAACTAAAGAACCGGATACTGAACTTCTCTTGACGAAACTTAGAGTAGAGTCGTTGAGCTCAACGTAGAACCCATTGCTGGCACCGAAGTAACCTACTCTTTGTCTTAGGTTTGTTTTTGCTTCGTTGAAACAAAATGTATTAAGAATCTGCAGTGATTTACCTGGTTGATAAGCAAATACCTTAAACGTTTCGCGGATAACTTCGGAACCAGAAGCACCAGTTACGTTAAGATCCACAAGACCCTGGTTGGCATTAAAGACCGCGGCGCCACCAGTGGCAGTTGAAGTTGCCCAAAGCCCGTTGTCTGAATAGCGATGATTGGAATCAAATAGTGTTAGTGGGGAGCTAGTTCTAGCACGCCCGAAAGCATCTACTGCCATACCTGAAGGGTTCGCTGGACCAACCAGATTGCCATACTGATCAGCTAACATCATTACCTCAAAAATGGTTCTCCCATTGTTGAGGTATTGGTGAATGTCTTTTCTAAATTGAGCCATTATTATGCTTTCTGTGTTGAGTGGTGTGCTAGTCTCTCTGACTCTACCTTACGAACCCGGGGTAGCATCTTTACAGCAATTCTAGTAATAGCGGGACCCATTCTTGCAATTCTTGCTTCGATTCTTTCCTTCTCACCAATGCTTAGTTTAGCCAATGGCTTCTTGGCTAGCCTCATCTCTAGCGTCTTTACTGCTAGTCTTCTGGCTCTCTTGGCAAGAACTGGTGTGGTAGAACGACGCTTTAATGCAATTGCAGCAGCACGCTCTCTCTTAGCGGCAGTCTTTGCTAGTCTTACCTTTGCTCTCATTCTTTCAATGCGACTTAGAACTTCATTTATGGAATCTAGATTGAATTCTTCCTTGATTGGCTCACCAGTCTCATCGTCAACTACGTGAATCTCATCGTCATCGTATCCGTGTTCGATGATGTCGTCATCTGATAAGCTGTTTACTAGTTCGTCTTCGTCAAAATCTTCGTCGTCTTCTTCACCTTCAGTCTCAGTAGACTCATGAGCTCTTAGATGAATTTTTCGCATACGCTTGTATTCGTTATCACCAGCACGTGGACTTAGGGGACCCTTGCCGTGCATCAATACATGTGAATCAACATCTGCAATATCCAAGGGTACCTTTTCAATTACTTCTTCTTGCTCTTCTTCATCCTTGGCTTCTTTCAAACCAAGTAGTCTATCGTCATAGGAGATTTCCATTTGTTTAGCTAGATCAAGCATTCTTCCAATGATTGCCTTGGACTCTGGATTTAGCGCTTTGTTTCTGATACCACGAAGTGCCATGTTTACAATCATGGTAGGATCGTTCTTGGTTTCTGCATCTGCATAACCCAAAGACATTCCAATGATACGGGCTGCTTTGATCTTGTCTTGCTGTTTTACCATGATAGCCTCGTTGACCTTTGTGGTTTGTTTGATGTCGGTTAGCCAAACACGCTTGTTGTCTTCTAGTACAACATAGTTGGTACCACGATGCACGATTGTCTTCTCTTGTTCTTCATGTGTAACTATGTCGCCTACATTGAACACACGTTCGTTGACGTATTCTTCTCTAACTTCATCAACTTCTTCGTTTAGTTTCATTCCGGCTCTTACATCATCAAACATTCTACGAGCCATTGCATCTGTCATAGCGGATGGTACACCCTGCTTGAACTTCGCAAAGTCATCAGATGCAGCAGCGGCGCGCATCTTTGATGCGGACATTCCAGCAGCACCTTCTTCGTCTGGATCTCTTTCTCCAGCAGATACTACATGAATGGACTTGAAGCTAAAATCTTTTCCGTTATAGCGATCTAGTAGTTGCTTGTACTCGAGGATTCTATCCGAGCCAGCAATCATAATTAGATTGTCGTACTTGCCAGTGAGATCTTTTGCGGCTTCAATAAAGGTTCTAACTTTATCACTGGCTCCCACAATGTTCATTCCCTTGAAGGAGTGGCGAGCATACGCAACCTTTTGATCTACTGTAAGGGGGTTTTTCTTTGCATCTTGTGTGCGAGACACATAGATGATATGATCAGCGTTGTTTTTCTTTGCCAATGCAGCAACTGCCTTGACAAGCAGCTCATGACCAATCGTGGGAGGATTTAGCCTACCAAAAGCCATCACAACAGTGCTCTTTCGAGCCTCTAATAGCTCTTTGTATGTGATCATATGTTACCCATTAGAATGTATTTACTATTTATTGTTTTGTGTTTGTGCAGGTCTAACTACTGCTCTTGGTGTTTGCACTGGAGAAGGATTTTCAACCACAACATTATTTTTCTGTGCCCACGCGCGCTGAGTAGTCAATATCTCAAGGAGCATCTTATTCTGCTCTTTCATAGATTCTTGCATCATCTGTGTGCGCTCGTCAAGTCTAGATTGATTTGCTGCAATAGTCTCTGTTTTTGCTAACTTGTTTTCAAGTTCAGCAACCTTTGTTACTGTCTGACCCCAAGCAACACCACAGGTTATAAGAGCAGTGAATATGAACCAATGTGTCTTGAGCCAACTTACGATATCATTCATCTTTCCCACCCTTTGACTATTAGAGGACTAAAATTCGCCAATGAAAACTCGAGGCGATCAACTAACTTTACTGCGCCCTGCTCCGAAATAGCCACAAACCCTTCGGCACCAGTTACTCTAAATCCATCTTTTGTTTTTAGGAATGTACCAACGCTACTTGCTTTGTTTAGCTTATTTACTAACAACTGCTTGGCATCTGCAATGTTTGCTGCAAGTTCAAAGACTCTAATAATTTCTGACTTGGGGTGGAGAGCAAAGAAGTTGAGTACCTTTTTACGTTCCTCGTCCTTGCGTGTCTTTGCAGCAGGTGTCTTCAAACCCTTCTTTTCTTTTTCGTATCTCTCGAAGATGAAGTCATACAACCCGTCAACGTGTTTCGGAATATCAGTAACACGCTCACCAGCTCTAATCTTGCTGTTGTTGTATGTGTGCACTAGAGTAAGAAGTGTCTCATCCTTGTGTATTGCGTTTACAACAGTTGAGGGCATTCTCTGGAACATTGCGCCAATCTGAGACAACTTAGAATCAAAGTCTTTTCTCTCGGCATCAGTAAACGTGGCAACACCAGTAACATCCTTGAATGTTGCATCTTCCATCCAACTACTCTGGTTCTTCTTGAACTTGTCTATAATTGGTTTGCCAAAGGTTGGCTTTAGAGTAGCGATTGTATCACCTTCAAATGTGGTGTGCCACACAATGCCAATATTGGCTTTTTTGATTTGTCTACCAAGCGCTGACTCTTTTTGTACAGCATAAACAATGGTGTTTGGGTGAAACGTAACGTAGTCAACACCGTCTATCTTTTCAAGCTTGAGACTATCGCTTGTGAACATGATGTCACCCTGGTACACACCAGAAGTCAATCCCAGTTTCTTGCACTCCGTGAATGCAACTTTTAGCTTGTTTGCAAGATCGCCTTGTGTGTCTGCATCAATGTCGGCATGTGAGTAATACAACTTGGGGTTCTTGTTGAAGATGCCCTTCTTTGCCACGAAGAACTTTCCGTTCTCTGGATTGATGCCCGCGATCAATGCAGGCGCACCATCGAACTTTACTGTTGCAACTGCCTTCTTTTGACCAGTACCCTGGGAAAGCATGTCTCTAACATCACGCATGAAGTTGATTGCTTTTCTTGTTCCCTCAACACCAAGATCAAAAACAAGATCTTCAAGGTGAGTCATGTGTCCGGCTTTTACACCAACAACTGCTTCTGCTTCTACTAGGAATGATTTGAATGATTTCATTTTTAACCTTTTAGATCAATTCTAAATGCAACACCAGTGATGCCCGAACGAGACTTTCCTCGTATATCAAACTTTACCTTTGACATAATGCTATTGATGTATGCATCGTCCACTAGGTAGAACCCTTTGGGTGAGATGATACTGTCAGCTGAGGCGCCTGCGAATTTGGCTAACGACAGTTCACCGGTCACTGCCTCGTACAGTAGTGACTTAAGAAAGTCTTTGTCGGTAGATATGAACTTCATCAGCGACTGCATCAGTAGTTCCTTGTTATTCTCTAGCCAGTACTCGTAGTTCTTGTCCTGGATGATCTTGCCGTTCTTAATGAATTCGTCGATAACCTTCGGCTTTCCTTCCTGTAGGATTCGTGCCTTGTTCGACTCAGACAGTAGTCGAGTCGGCATCGTCTTCAGTTCCTTTATGATCGACTTCAGTACCTTACTCTTTTGTGCGGAGGGAATTCTGGTTGCGGCTGACTCAAATAACTCTGCGGTTGATCCGCCCTGCCCAGACGCCAACTGAACACCGCCAGCCATCTTCACTGACGTCTTGTACGTTCGTGCGCCAATCTTCAGCACGATGTCTGTCTTAGGTTCAGGACTCGCAAAGATGGATCCATACGGACCGCTGTTGTCATCTGAATGCCATGCGGTTATCTTTGAGTTCCTAGCGAACTTATAGATGTGGTCAACACACTGTTCTGCTTGTCTCTCTATTTCAGCAGAATAATTTCTTGTAAATTGTTTTAGCTTACCATTTCTAATTTGTATCTTTTCAACAATACACCACTCTAGGTCAACACCTTCTGAAGCTGCCATTATTTCTTCTCCGCTGGTTCTGCGTCTAGATCATGATGCGATTTATCTGCATCCTTAAGAGACATAACTATCAAAGCACCGTATTTCTTCTTGCCGCCTTTGTCTGTGCCTCTGTACTTCATTCTAGCACGTAATTGAGTCTTACCTTCTAGTTCAGGTGAACCCAATCCAGCTGCGTCTTTACCTGTGTGGTAGAAGCCATGTCCACCACCAATTTGAATATAGTCTGTTTTGCGATCCTTGCCGTAGTGTGCCTTTATTGGCTCGGCATCGTGATGATCGTGGTATACGTTACCTTGTTGAAGATCTGAGTCGTAATCACCAGTAGGCTTACCCCACTTCTGGTTTATCTTCTTGAGAAAGCCAGTAGAAAGAATTGCGTCTGCGGTGTGTGGATACTTTGTCTTGGACCTGGGGGAAATGTCCCACTTTGCACCATCATGTTTTAGTTCTAATTGACCAAACATGGCTTTGTGGTCTGCTTTTACTTCCAGGTTGTGCTCTTTGCCGTTGTGGCGGAACTTGGCGTCGGGGGCATCTGCAGATGAACCAGCAGTTTTTGCGTCTTTGTCGGCTTTGCCGTGCTTCTTTAGCTTGTCGTTGACTACTACTTCGTAATCACGACCGCCTTGACCAACTGCTTCCGCAAGAGCTTTTGCGTAAAGAAAATCTTTGAATCGTTCGAACATAGAAGAATCCCATAAATGTATCTCTACTATTTATGGGATTCTTGGTTTAGAAGATGAAGCCTTCTGTTTTTAATCGTTTTCCAAACTTAGAATTATCGAACACCGGAGCATCATCTTCTTCTTGCTTACCCGAGTCCGATATGTTCTTCTGGGCGGATTGCTCAACATCGTAGAATTTCATTCTACTGGCATCAAGCCCAACAACGAACCGCTTGTATATGTTCTGATCGCCGTATCTATTCTTTAGCTGTTTCACAAGTACTTGATTAAGCTGGTCCAGTTCCTCTGTACGAATCAATGCAAGGTACAAATCTAAGGAATGTACCAAGCCAATTGATTCTGACGTATCAGTCATCTCAACATCCGAACTATCAATACCACCTCGGTTCAACTGTGTGGCACTTAGAATAGGTACCTGGTACTCTTGTGCAATAGCCCGAATCTCCTCTGCAATGCTCTTGATAATTGTATACGAGTTAGCGTGTGAGGAATTCCTAACCCTTTGTGAAGCACAAATGTTGATGTAATCAATAACGATTAGATCCGCAACAAAGTTCTTCTTTGCCTTTAGCTCCTCGATAAGTGCTCGGAAATGCCCTGCGTGTGCGGATCCAGTAGGATATTCCTTGACAACCAATCGCCCTTGCGTCTTGTCACGAATGCGCTGTACTCTGCTATCAAAAGTAGCCTTATCAAGACTCCTTAGATTTTGAATGGGTGTGTTGAATAGATTAGCATCAATACGTTCCGCGATGCGCTCTTCACTCATTTCCATTGTGATATAAAGAACGTTCTTACCCTGCATCAACGTGGCTGCGGATATGTGACACATCATGAGACTCTTACCACCGCCGGTTCTACTGGCGATGGCAGTAAGAGTAGACTTACGTAACCCCACACCACCTGTAATTCTATTCAACAGATCAATATCAAACTTGATGCCCTCTTCCTTCTTGTTGTAGAAGTCATAACGAGCATCGGAGTCCTCAAGATAGTCATGTCCGACTTGCATGTCAAATGTAACAGCAAGTGCTTCCTGCAACAAAGACGGAATGGCATCCTCGTTATGCTTACTATCCTTGCCCTCAATGATTTGAATGCTATTTAGAATAGCGAGAAACACAGCGCGTTTCTGGAAGAACTTTTCAGTCTCATGGACAAGCCAGTCTGTATTCTTCTCGCTGTGCTCAAGAGATCTAATCAAAGTAGGAATAGAAGACGATTCCTTCTGCGTCAGATCCTTTCTGTTTAGAACTTCAATCTCAAGAATGTCCTTTGTAACCAGTTTGTTGTACTCGGAGAAGAACTTTACAATCTCCTTGACAACAATCTGATCGTTTCTATCCTCAAAGTATTCTGCCTTAATAAAAGGCATAACCTTTCGAGTGTAATCCTCATCAAAAATTAGACCAGCAATAATTTTGTCTTCTAAACGCATCATTCCTCGCTTGTTCCGCCTTTGAATACCAACTCTCGCGTTGAGATCTGCTCAGTGATAAGATGTACAAGATAGTCTCCCAGCATCTTTTCAAATGCAGGTAGCCTATCAGCACCGGGCTTCTCTCCATCAATTATATTATATTCAAAAGATAGAGTCGCGCTTTCTTGCTTGTTGTCTTCATTGAATTTTACCTCACCATACTTGAAAGATAGATCAGAAAATTCGGAGTTGATAAATCTAATCTCGTATTCGGGTCTACCGTTGATTTCGATTTCTTTGATAGTTGTTTCAAACGTCATCTTGTTCCTCTTCGCGGTGTTGTTCTTTAGCATGTGTGGGACATAGGGTACTATGCCACCCATCACGATATACCTTACCCGGATTGCCACAAACCTCGCAGGTCCTGGCACTCATTGAGTCTGCCATGTTTTCGATGGCTCTAACATATTCATCACCACCATCGTAGTAAAAACGCAAGGTACCAAATTTTTCCTTTACCTGAGTGGCAATAACTTGGGGACATGCGGCGCGAACTTGTTGTTCCTTGCCTCTTTCAAGACTTTCATGTGCTGTCTTTATCGTGTATTCCGATAATTCTTCTTTACGACTGTAGTTGTGATAGTGATAAAGACCAGCCATGTCGCCTTTCTTCGCTCGAGCCAACGCGCGATTGAATTTTAGTGCTTTGGCACGATCACTGCGAGAGTAATTTATGTGGCCTTGAATGTTGGCACACAATGCATCAATGATGTTGAACCAGCCATCACCAATTTCAAACCCCCAAACCATGCAGGTTTTTCGAATATCGCCGTAACGATCACGAAAGATCTTTGGATACTTCTTTACTAGAAATTCATCAAGTTCTTTTTTCATTATTCCTCCAACATCTCATCCAGTTCGGTATCAAGTGCTTCATCGGAAAGAATCGATGTGTTGCCTACTTGATACTTTGACTTTACCCAACCGCGAAAGGTAGGTTGTTGTAAAACCCTTAACCAAAAATCAGATGAGTTAGTGTCCTTTTCACGGAACTTCTTATCCTCAACTTCACCGGTATCCATGTCTACTCTGGAGTACCAACCGTTAGACGGTTTGATTACATGACCAGATTCCAGAGCCATGTCTAGTAGTCCTGACCAACGAGAGATACCGGCATCGTGCATAACAGTGATAGGAATCTTTGACTTCTCTCGGGAGAATCTGGACTTCTCGACGTTGATAACGAAGTTGTAACCAGTTACCTCTTGCCCATCCTTCTCTTGTTGTCGTCCAATGATAAAGATAGTGTTTGCACTGTAATAGATTCCCGTATTATGAGTCACAACACCATTTTCAAGGATGTAATGTTCAACATCAGCAACTGAAATGTCATATACTTTCTTCTTCCCTACTTTGCTTATCCGCTTTACGCTTAGCCCAGAGCAATCTTGCAGCTTCTGCCATTGCGGCACGATGTTCATTTGATTTTGGTTTTCCACGATGTGCATCTCCTATTTTCTTTGCGTTATGAAGCTTAGTTTCAACACGCTGTCTCCTACAGACAAGTCTTCTGCGTCAACCCAACCAGTTTTTGTTAGAAACGGATGTTGATTTGATACAGTGACGGTATAACCATCTTCAAATTCAATTTCGTAGCATTCGGGTTCACCTTCAGCTAAGGTTTCGGGATTCCAAGAATGCGTAACCATCTTTTCACCATCAAGCGTCATAACAATGTCACCACGTTGAATGTCTTGTACTTCTTTCAATCCTCCAAGAGTTACAATTTTTGTGCCTTCAACCAAGCATCCACCTGAGACAATATCTTTGGGATACAGACCCTGCTCCTTATACGTATGATTAACCACAACCATTGGCAACTGCTTGATTGTTAGCTCTGGCGTAATCATACGGAAAAGAGATTTCAAACTTTTTGCTCTCGTCATATCCGCAACTGACTTTCCTTCCAACGCATCATCAACTTCCTTCTTGGATGCAATGTTACCCGCGGAATCAAGTGCAATGAATACCTTGTCGCCGCGCTTAATCTCGCTTAACTGCTTCATGATATCAAACTTTAGCTCTTCGATGTTGGCAACCGGAGTATGCAATACGCGCTTCAGATCAATACCAAAAGATTCAAAGTAGGACTGAGGAGAGCCGAACTCAGAGTCATAAAACAATGCGATTGCATCTTTGTGCTTATCGAGATATGCCTTCA